AAATTGATAATTTACGTGCGGCTACTGCTACTTGTAATGCAAGAAACCAATCACTCCAGCAGAATAACCAATCTGGGGTTGTTGGTGTGTCATGGAGTAAATCACGTAAAAAGTGGTACGCTGTGATATGGCAAAATTCTAAGCCAATCCCATTAGGTAGATATTCGCTACTTGAAGATGCTGTCAAAGTTCGTAAAGAAGCAGAGGTAAAGTATGGCTATCACCTTAACCACGGAAAGTAAGGTAACTAAAATAACTGGAAAACAGTTCAACGTTCACCATATAAATTCATTAAAGAAAACTCATGGCACTCTTAGACAGGACTCTAAAGAGGTTACTTTTGCTTTAGATTACTTAGGCACTATCTACACCATTATGGAATCCACAAGTAAATCAAGAGAGGACTGTCAAGCCATATACAATAACTATCATAGTCTGTATGAGGTATCTGACAAATGGAGGGATGACCAGTTAGTACAAGCTGAGACAGATGGCTATGTAACTGGAGGTTTTGGCTTAAGAGTTAGAACTCCGATAATAGGTAAAACACTAATGAACCTATCAGTTACCCCTAGCGTAGCAGCAGCTGAAGCAAGAAGTTCAGGTAATGCTTTAACTCAAAGTTACTGTGTATTAAATGACAGAGCAACAATTGAATTCCAAAACAGATTACTTAGGTCAGAATTTAAGTATGACGTGCTTCCTGTAGCTATGATACATGATTCTATTTATATGGTTATCAGAAATAATATCGATGTAATATACTGGGTTAATATTAACTTAGCCGAATGTATGGCATGGAATGAATTACCTGAATTACAACAAGATTCTATACCACTAGCAGGCGAGTTAGATCTGTTCCATGGTGGTTGGCATCAATCGATAACTTTACCCAATGGTGCAAGTCAGCAAGAGATATTTGATCTAGCTGACGCATTTGTGGAAAAATTAAAGGATAAATAATGTATACAAATAAACAAAATATACCTATAGCTGTAGCACTTTTTCTGGCCACTGATAACTATGATCACTCCACTGTAAAAAATGAAGTCAGTGTGACCACTCTAATTAAGCCAGTAAGACAAATACTCTTACAAATGAGAGCAGGTAAATTAGACGAAGGACTAGGTGACATTAGTGACCTACTAGCCAGTAGACTAGGTACCGCAATTCATGAAGGAATTGAGAGAGCTTGGCTCAATCCAGTTAATGCCCTAATGAAGTTAGGAATGGATAAAGATACTGCAGAGTCGGTAGTAATTAATCCCCCCAAAGGAACTGACTTAACAGATAAGGTTCCTATCTATTTAGAAACTAGAACCAAAAAACCTTTAGGTAATTCGGTTGTTTCTGGAGCTATAGATATATGTATTGATGGAAGACTAGGGGATTTTAAGAACACTGGTACTTTCATGTACACGAAAAAGAAGAGTGATGCTAAGTACATTGAACAAGGAAGTATATATCGATGGCTTAATCCAGAGATGATTACAGAAGATGAAATGAGTATCTATTTTATCTTTAAAGATTGGAGTAGAAACAAAGCCATGGCTTCTGATAAATACCCCCCATCTCCAGTACAAGATTATCCTCTTATGCTTGATTCCTACGAAGATACTGAAAAGTATTTAGTTGCCAAACTAAAGAGCATAGAAAAGTTCTTTGATACCCCTGAAAGTGAATTACCACTATGTCCAGATAAAGACTTATGGATGGATGAATCGACTTACTCTTATTATGCAAAACCTGATTCTAAAAGATCAAGTAAAAACTTTAATACTGATGCAGCAGCAGCATACTCGTATAAAGCCCTTAAAGGTGTAGGAGTAGTAAAAGAACGTAAGTCAGAACCCAAGGCTTGTTTGTGGTGTTCGGCTGTCAAATGTAGCCAGAGGGACTCTTACGTAGCTTCTGGAATTTTAAAAATAAGGGATTAATAATGAGATGCGATATACACACGTTCAGAGAGAAACTTAATAGGGATTCAGGTAAATGGGAATCTATGGATGAATGGAAAGAAGAAAGAGAAGATGATTACATATTTTACACTTCTAATTGTCCCTATGTAGGTAGGGATTATGGATTATTTGGTGTCTTAGCTGGAGTTAAATATGAGAGTAAACAATCCATTCCTGCTAAAGGTTTACCCTATGATGTGTCTCCAGAAGTACAACTTTCCTCAGATAGTTGGAATTTATATGCACATACCCATAGTTATCTATCAGTAAGGGAATTACTAGATAAAGTTAGGGACCTAAAACACAAGATAATTTTAGGTTCCATCATAGTAGAATATAAAATAATCTCTGAGAAAATAGAAGAAATATTAGAAAAGTTTTTTACTAGTAAAGAACTAGAACAATCAGAGGATTACAGAGTAGTATTCTGGTTCGATAACTAAGTAAGGAGTATTTAATGGATGTAACTAATTTTACCTACAACCCCCTTCAAGAGCAAATAGTACAAATTCTAAATAATAAAATGCAAAACCATGCAAATAATAATTACCACAGAGTATTAGTCTCATGGTTCTTTGCACAGATGGCTACCAATATGCACTGCAGCATAGAAACTAAAGATAGAGGTATATTACCCGTCAATATGTATGCAGTACTAACTGGAGTATCTGGATTAGGTAAAACTAAGTCACTTAATATAATGGAAGAACTTATTGTTAATGGTTTTAAACATGAGTTCTTGGATACAACTTTTAGAGATGTTGCAGAGCAGTCCCTTACAAAAGAGGCAGCAGATGAAGCCAATAAATCTAAAAAGCTTTATGAAGTAGTAGAGGCAAAACTGATAAAGGAGTTTTTCGGATGTGGAGAATTCCCTTACTCTTTTGACTCTGGTACTTCAGCCGCTTTCAAACAAGTAAGGACAAAGGCTCAAATAGCTCGTATAGGAGCCTTGTCGCTCGTAATAGATGAAATAGGTAACAATCTATTGGGTAACACAGAACTCTTTACTGTGATGCTTGAGACTTACGACAAGGGACTTGTTAAACCTAAGATAACCAGAAATACTGCAGAAAATATTAGAGGTAAAGATAGGTCTGTTCCAGTACCTGTAAATTTACTTTGTTTTGGTACCCCTGCTAAATTATTTGATGGGGGAAAAGTAGAACTAGAATGGAACTCAATGGAAGAAAGTGGTTATGCACGTAGATTCATACATGCTGAAGGTGTTAAACCTTTAATTGATCTGAATGTCACTGCAGAAGAGAGATTCAAGCTACTTACTAATACCAATGATACTAAACTAATAAAGACACTTTCTAACAGATTTGCTCTATTAGCTGATGCAATAAATTATAATAAAATTATTTATGTATCTGATGACATATCCATTGAATCCATAAGATACCAGATGTGGTGTGAAAAACGTGCAGAAGACTTTCCTGACCATGATGAAGTTAAAAAAGCTGAAATGACTCATAGGTACTTTAAAGCACTTAAAACAGCAGGAGCATATGCTTTCATGGAAGGCACCCCTGAGTTAACAATGGATCAATTACATGCTGCTATTGTTTTAGTAGAAGACTGTGGTACTGACTTTGCTAAAATAATGTCAAGAGATAAGCCATATATTAAATTAGCTAAGCATTTAGCTTCTACCCGATCAGAGACAACTCATGCTGACCTGACAGAATTACCTTTTTATATAGGTAACACTCAAGTTAAGAAAGAGATGTTAATGCTCGCAATAGCTTATGGGTATAAGAATAATATTATCATTAAAAAGATGTACACCAATGGAGTAGAAATACTATTAGGTGAAACACTTAATGAGACTATATTAGAGGAACTATATGTATCTGCTAGTACTGAGTTAGCAACTGAATATACCAATGAAATAATATCATTTGATAACCTACATAAACTTACCCAAGAGAATGGGTTCCACTGGTGTAATCATTATTCATCTGATGAACATAGAAGAGAAGAATCTATGATGAAAGGATTCAACATGGTAGTTATAGATGTAGATAGTGGAGTAAGTATGATTACTGCTCAATTACTACTTAAAGACTATTACTACCATATGCACACAACCAAGAGACATCGTAAACTTGACGATGGTATACAGCATGGGGATAGATTTAGAATAATCTTACCTATAAGCCATATTATTAAATTAGACTCAGATGACTACAAAGAGTTTATGAATAATGTTTATTCATTCTTACCTTTCGATTGTGACACTCAGACTGACCAACGTGCTAGAAAATGGATGACTTATAAAAATTCTTACTCTTCTAATAATGGCTTAATACTCGATGCTTTGCAGTTTATACCTAAAACTGAGAAGAACGAGGAAAGAGAGCACAGGTTAAAAGAGCACTCAGACCTATCTAATTTAGAGAGATGGTTTGCTGAGAAAATGTCTAATGGTAACCGATCTAATGAGATGATTAAGTATGCAATGATGCTAGTGGATAGTGGTAGGAATCTAATTGATATTCAAACTGCAGTCTTAGAGCTTAATGACAAACTTAAAGACCCTCTTAAGGTTCAGGAAGTAATGGAGACTATCTTAAAAACAGTAGCTAAGGCAATAAGTAAAAAGGAATAAATATGGAAACATTAGATAAAACAAACATAAGAATAGAAGTGATTAGATTTGTTAGAGCTGCTCTATTTATTGCAGAGGATATGGAACGTGAGACTTTAACAAAGATGGCTTTAGAAAAATTCCCTGATGTGTCTAAGTGGAAAATGGAAAGACATATAGAGGATGCCATTTTGTATAGAGATATAGGCCGTCTTTTACACGCAAAACCAAGGAGTACAAATGACTAAGACAGTAATAATATTAAATAGTCCACCACATTCAGGTAAAGATACTTTGGCTAATTTGATGGTGAAAACCCTCAATGCCACTAAACAAGAGTTTAAGAAATACCTCTATGAAGAAACAGCCAAATATTATATTTGGCCACGAGAAGACCTTAAACGTATCTGCACCTCAAGAAACTATAAAGATAATTTATGTTCTCAATTTTCTAAAAAACATAAAGTCACTCCAAGAGCAGCTTTAATCTATGTGTCTGAAGTACATATCAAACCAAATAAAGGGGCTGATTACTTAGGTGAGAGAGCAGCAGATGAATTAGCAGAGGGTCTTAATGTCTTCTCTGATGGTGGTGGGTGGTGGGATGAATTACTTCCTGTAGTACAAGCATCAGATAAAGTCATTATCTGTAGATTGTATAGAGATGGATTTAACTTCAATGGAGACAGTAGACAGTATTATGATTTAACTACTACACCTCCTGTAAAAGGGATCAGAATTTCTGATATTCACCTAGAAGAAAACAAACCAAATATGGCTATAGATGCTATAGCTCAATTACTAAAAGGATGATATTTATGTTAAAATCATTGGGCATTACAGCCATAGGATTAATGATACCTAAACTAGTAGATAAGATCTCTGACTCTGCGAGTAAATGGTATGATTCTCTGTTTGAAAGCCCTTCTAAACCAGCAGTTATTGTAAGTACCCGTAAGCCTCATGACACCACTAAATTTACTCAAGAGATGGCTGAATACATTATTCAGTACCATACTAATCGTAAAGGCACTGGTAAAGAGCATACGGAGGCTCTAAATCAATACTTTGGTTTAAATAAATCAAATGCTGCTTATGCTCGTATCTGGAGCAAAAGCTTCAATATACATACTTTACCCAAAAAAGGATCACTAAATGAACAAAAGTAAAATATTACTATCTGGGTTACCTAATTCAGGTAAAACATCTTTATTACAAACTCTAGAAAACGTCCTTGTGTTTGCGCGGGATGGTAAAAAGTATCCATTCCCTCAACCACATGTAAACGTAGAAGACTTTGATTATGTCTCTGAATTAATTGAGTTGTTTGGGGAAAAGACTGAAGCCTATCATACTAAGTTTGGCTCATACCCTGAAACCATAGTAATCGATAGTATTTCTAAGATCCTACTGGATATAGAAAGCGTTGTCTGTGCAAAGGTTAAGTCCTTTCCTTATGGGGTAGTTAATACCCAGATTAAGGAATTTATGAGCTTCATTGAAAATGACCTATCACCTACTTGTAATGTAGTCTTAGTTTCTCATGCTCTATTTGATGCTGATACTGAAACTTATAACTTAGTTAATGCTGGTGGTTCATGGGGCAAAAAAGGGGGAGTTTTATCAGAAGTTGATCAAGCACTCTTCTTAGAAGTAAGAGGTAAGAAGCGAGTAATTCATTTACGTAATCCACAGATGGCAGCTAGAACAACAGTTGACACCTTTCCAGATAAAGTAAATGCAGAAGACTTTAACCTTCAAAAACACTTAACAGAACTGTCAGGTGCTCAGAGTAATGCAAGTGCATTTGCTCTTTGAAAGGGTAAGTTTGAGTCGGACAGACTGAAGTAAAAAAAGTAAACACGCCAATAATGGCATTCTAATATAGGAATAAAGTATGAATAATAAATTACAAATGAGCGAAGATGTAGAAAAAGCCAAGGATACTCTTGGTGGTGGTGGAGTACTGGATACTGATATTTATTTAAGTACTCTAAAAACTGTGTACTTTAGTGAGTCTAAAGGTGGAGCCATGTCAGCTACTGTAATAGCTGAATTAGAAGATGGTTCCGAGTTTAAAACTACTCAGTGGATATTATCTGGTGATGCAAAAGGTAACTTACCTTATTATGAACGTAATGGCAAAAAATACCCATTGCCAGGATATTCAGTAATCGATGACTTATGTGAGCTTACTTTAGGTATGTCCGTAAGTGAAGCTGAAACGGAAGAGAAGTCAGTTAAGATTTATGACTTTGAACTCCAGAAAGAAGTACCTACTGAAGTAGATTGCCTTGCAGATATTAAAGGTCACACTATTTTGTTTGCTGTACAGAAACAGTTAGAAGACAAAAATGAGAAAGCAGAAAATGGTTCTTATGTCCCTACTGGTGAGTACAGAGAAACTAATGAAATAGCTAAAGTCTTTAATGAAGATGGCGCTACTTTTAATGAAGTACAGGACAAAACCTCAGCTGTATTTGGTGAGAAATGGCTTGCTAAAAACAAAGGTAAAGTCCGTGATCGTACTAGTAAGCAACAAGGTACTGCAGGTACTCCTCAGAGCTCCGCTAAGAAAGGTATGTTTGCAGCTAAGTAAACATATCGGATTCTAGGTTAATCACCTAGAATCCACTCCTAGGAGGTATTATGTACCTTATTAAAGTACCTTTACGGGTACCTGTAACAAAAACTAAGTATTTCTCTTTAAACCTGAACCAATACCGAAATACCCATTTCCATGAACTAAATAAGTCAAAGGTCAAATTCAAGAAAATCATTGAAGACCAGATTCAGAAGTTACCTAGATTTAATAAAATAAGTCTTACTCTTACTCTTTACCCAAAGACTAAGAGATTATGTGATTTAGATAATGTTTTATCCATTGTATGCAAATACACGCAAGATGTAATAGTAAGTATGGATAAGCTTTTTGATGATGACTACACTTGTATACCAGAGATAAATTTTAGGTTTGGTAAAGTACTAAAGAATGAACCATGTGTAGAAATACTAATAAAGGAAATCCTATGAACAAAGAAACATATATAACATTTGCTAAAGCAAAGTAAGGTTTATTATGAATCCAGAATTATTTAGAGGAAAATAAGATGATCCCAGTAAAAATTATATCTAAAGTGGATATTCCACCCATTGAAGAAACAGTAATAGCTAACTTGATTAAAGCAGAAATACTGCGTAATCACCCTGAGTTATATATTACTAATATTTCTTTTGAACGTAGGTTGAGCCCTCAACGTATGGAAGCAATTGTAGAAGCTGAACTAGCTACTACTACCCATGCTAAGAAGACTAACGAAGTACAGGAAGAAATGGATCTTTTTGATATTACAGAAACTCCAGAAGTAAGTTTGGAAGAAGACGAACCTACCTCTGCAGAGCCTGCACCAGAAGATAAACCAAAACGTAAAAAAGTATTTAATTAGTCATTATGTGGCTCGTTATTAAAGCGATTTTTTTCACTGTAGTAACAGTTACCTTTTTCCTAATGTTACCTGTAATAGGTTTCCTATTAGGAATAGGTACTGTCTTCTACATAGTCTACGAGATAATTAAAGACTACGATAGAATAAAAAAGAAAGGTGACTAGAAGCCACCACTTCCATTACCTGTGATAGAAGTAACTGCATTCACTGGAGCAATATCTCCAAGTGAATCTAGGAACTCTGTTATTGGCAATCCTAAACGATTTATTATAGCTTCAGGGGTAAGGGGAGTTTCCAATATACTTGTTAGAGGTACTCCAAATAAATTCATGAGAGCATAAATTAAGACATTCTCAGGATTATCTCTAGCAAGCAACACTATTGCTTTACCATTCCTAATTATAAACCTTGTGTACCACAGCAATCCTTTATCATTACCATACTGAATATGCTTATTAGTAGGTAAATCATAAGGTACAAACATAGTCATAACATCTCTAAATATCTGAGTATCACTCTTAGGATTTTTGGCTTTCTTCATATGATTAAACAATACGTATCTAGCTGCAAAATCACTAGTATGTAAGATATTACTACTTAGCTCAAAAGAGGTAGAACCTTGAGTCATAAAGAACTCACTAGAAGCTCCCCTAATTGATTTAGGTACTTTAGCAAAAACCTTATCTGCTCTAGTAGTTAAATCTCTCTCAAATTTCTTCTGGAACTTAGACCCTTCTGGATTTAAGTCTTCTACAATAGTTTGTAATGCACCAGCATCCACTAACTGTTTAATAGAGGAATTATCTAATCTAGCTTGATAGGTATTAATTCCATCTACTACCCTTCTAGACCTATCACCCATTTTATGTTCCAACTTAAGTCTATAAAGTAATTTTGCATTATCTTGATAAACCTTAGCTTCTTTAAAAGCTACAATATGTCCAGTAGCTATATCTTTTAAAGGTACCCCAGCTAGAACAAGAGTAGCGGCATTACTAAGATAGTTAAAACTAGTAACTAATAATCCTCTAACTAATAAGTTAGTCTTAGCATTAGTAGCCATCCACGTAAACACATCTTCAAGAGTCTTAGCATGTTTAGGGGCTTTATGGCCTAGTACAGTACTAAGTAAAGTTTGTATTACTCTATGATGTATCTTCTTATCTCTTTCATCCATGGTCCATAAATCAGTTACAGAAGGAACAGTATATCCAAGAGTAAGATTTAGACTATCTCTAGGTACTCTCATTCCTTCATATCCAAAGAGGTTAGCAGCTTGCTCTCTTGACTCTTGAGGGAGTGAGAACCACATACGTCTAAGTTCTCTATCGGTACTGTCAGCACCTATAACTAAGAATGTGTTATCTAATTTTTCTGTAGTATCTTTATTATTTACAAGATAAGTATCGTATAACTCATTAATACCTTCCCTATTACCCTCTTTTGATGCTTTCTTAGTATTGATAGCAGCATACATTTGGCCTATTACTTCATGGAAACTTTCATCTCTTTCTAGTAAAAATTCCTTAGTGTTTTCAGCCATACGGTATCTGTAGTCAGTAACATTGCCTAATCCATCATATACACCACTTATAACGCCTTCTAGACGTTGACTGGCATGTTTACGCGGAGTGAATAACTTAGACGCTTCACGCGCTTTGTAGGCATGAATACGTTTAACCATTACTGCAGCAGCAGCTTCTGGGGCAGACACTTTTGCATTTATGGCTAAATCTAGTGTAGAAGTACCAGCAATTTTTTGATTATTTAAAGTGAGTAGTCCAGATACAATAGGGGATTTACCACTATGAGGATTTTTATATAAATACAAATCACCTTCAAAAGTATCAGAAGGGTCTTTAACAATTTTACCTCCTCTTACGTAACCTAAACTAGTTAAGTGATCCTCGTCAGATAATGGTGCAACTTTCAGTCCTATATGGGGGTTAGTCACATCTAAAGAATACCCTTTCTGTATTAAGGACTCTTGACCTTGGAAGTTATCTTTTAAAGAGTCTATTTTAAATCTCTCTATAAGAGACATAGAAAATAGTACTGCATCAATATCTGAGTCAGCTAATTGAGATACTAAGTCTCTATTAACACGATTAGTTTTCTGTAGTGCATACAAAGAAGCTAGTCTATCTATGTAGTGCTGGGCTTTTATAGCAGTAGCATTATCTATTGTTACTTCTGAGCCATTATAATTAACTCTAGCTATGTTATATGCATTATTAATTATTAGTTTTTCAGTAGGTTCTCCATGTACCATGATTGAGCCAAGACTTTCAGACATCCTTATGTAGAAATTCTCTAGTCCTAATATAGAAGAACCCACACCTATTTTAGTTAACTCACTTATAGCAGCAGCAATTTGAGAATCCAAGAGTCTATTATCTTTTAATAATCCTCTAAGAGTGGAACCTTTCTGGCTCTTACTCAATCCTTTAAGTAAGTAATCTATATCAGTGTTCATTAATATATCTTTAAGAGCTTTCTGTTCTACATAAGATAAGGCTTTCTTATAGTTATTACGAGAGAAGTCACTGACTGTATTAGAAATCTGCATACGCTCTTTATCTTTAGCAGTTTTAAGTCTAGTAAACAGATCAATTAAGTTCTTATTTACTGTATTAGAACCAGCAATTTCAGATATTAAGTTACCAAAGAATCCTTCTTTTTCCGTGGAGTTTTCAGTCCTCCATGCATTCAGTTTATCAATTAAATCAAATGCACTTAATTTCTCTTCAGGATTAATTATCTCACCTAATTTATTTACTAGAGCATTATCTCTGGATTGTAAATTACTGCCCACAGATTTACCTACAGCTTGCGCTACAGAGTAAACTCTTTTAATAGCATCATCTGCATAGTTTAAGTACTGACTATCTACACTTGCTTTGGCTTTCTTATTCTGTACTACAACACCTGAAATACCTCTAGATAGAGCAATACTCCTGTTATACACATTAAGGTCAGCAGGGATCTTTCCTGCTCCTGTGAGCATGTTATAGACATTATTCAACATACGAGAGAATGCATTACTTAATTTACCTACAACATTAGTAGCTGTACTACCATCTGTCATATCAGGGACTTTTTTAACTGCTTCTGTAAATTTTTCATTAGTAAGAATCAGTGTAAGTAATGCAGACAGGTTATTAGATTCAGTCTTAATAAAAGATTTACCTGTAATTTCATTATTAGTTTTTACACGCTTAACATTTTTAGAGGGTGAAAATACAGTGTCAAATATATTTTGAGCATGATCGTAAAGCCTATTATAACTATCACTTCCTTTAGTGTAATTATGGTTAGGCATAAAATCTTCAACTTCTATTACCCCTTTGAGATAGTCATATACTTTAACTACCTCATTTCTAAGTAAAGGATCATTGGCCAATCCATCTTGTACAACAATGCTGACTAATTCATGTGTCAATATTTCTTGTTTGGACATAGACATTAAAGCAATTAACTTACTTCTAGGAAGAGTGTCATCTGCTTCCTGTGCGGCCATGTAGAAGGTGTTCTCACTAGCATTGATGTGACCATAGTTAGAATCTTTTATATAGCCATGTAAGAGCTCCATGGGAACAATAGCCTTTTTGACTATATTCTCTATCACACTTCTTAACATAGAACTGTGTATAGCATTAGTAGGACTAACATCATTTATGGCCATAGAGGAAAATATACTTTCAACACTTTGTTCATTTATTTCATCAAAGTGAGAAAACTCTTTAGCCTTACTTGCAGGGTTATTAGTATTACCCCATTGGTTTATAGTCTCGTACTCATTAATACTATCCAATTCTTCCTGAGTAAGTCTTTGTTGTTGAGCCAGTCTAGGATGATTAGCAAATGGATTATTCTTCCTGTTGTCTTTACGTTTCTTTATGCTCTTTGCTTTAGTAATTGCTTGCTCAGCTATTCTAGCTTTACGAGTCTCTAATGCTTTAGCATATTGAGCTGCATGTTTCTTCTTAGCTGACTCAGATAAACCAGTTCTATATAAGAAAGTCTGAAAATCAGTAGTAATATAACCCTCAGAATCTGGAGTACCTTTCTCACCTTCACCCAGTTTATATCTCATACCTATTATGGTATCTAAACGCTTCTGATATGCAGCATCTCCATTTACATCGTATGATCCATAAACAGAAGAGTACTGATCAACAGCAGTAGCCACATCTATACCATTCATTTCTTTATTTGCTGTGTTCTCTCTCTCCAAAACAGAAGATACTTCTTGTAAGACTTCTATGTAAAGAGAAGGGTTTATAACAAGGTTACCTTCTGAATCGACAATACCTTTATCGATACCATATCCAATAGGCATTGACTCACCTGCTAAATCAACTAAGTCTTGGTAGTCATCTTTTTTAAGTTGTTTTCCAAAGTATTTATAAGTTGGATCATCCCCTATAGAAGAGTATTCACTAATGGAGTTACCCAGTCTTTCCTGAGTCATTTCGAGTAAATTAAATTCCTTAAGAAGAAGATAAGTTACTTTATTTATTGCAGCAACATCATCAGAACTTAAAGCATCTGGTCCAGAAACCATACTATCTATAGAAAGTGTGATTGCATCATGTATGTTTAATCCAGCTCTTTCACCTAACATGCCTTGTACAATAGTCATGATAGTAGAATCCATTCCTATGATATTAGCTACATGAGGTGATACACCAGCAGGTACCATTTTAGAAGTAAGTGCTTGTCTTGAAGATGCAGAAGGCTCAGCATATATAGCATTGCCCTCATCATCATATGAAGAAAATAATCTTATTTTGTCACTGACTCTAAAGTCATGTTCTTTGCCTGATACTCTTTCCATATCATTGACAGTAAACCCTTGGTTTATATTATCATTGGCTTGAGAGAAAGCACTATGGAATGCTGGATACATAGACTTAAGTTGTTCATCTATTTTCTTCATATCTCCCTTAGATATGAAATCTTCCTTATTTTTTTCTGCTTCTTTAAATAATACATCTCTTGCTGAGTTGTATAAATGAACCATAACTTTAGCTTGTGTAATCACCAGAGTACGATTCTTAATTATACTTCCTTGTTGATTAAGTAAGGCAGTTTCTGCTCCTGCTTTAGCAGCTTTATATAATCCACTTGTGAACTCATTAAAAGAGAATACGGTGTTTAATCCAACTAAACCATTATCACTTTTTCTATCTGGGTTAAGCATTAACTTTAGCTTAGCTATAGGCATTTGATGAATTCTTGAAGCTTGTCCCTGTAAACTACTAACTTTATGTTTAAAGTGATAATTGATACCTACCATAGATAGGTTCTCAATTAGATTAGCTAAGTTATCTCTAGCTATTAGAGCATCCTCTACACTACCCTCTTTTATAGTATTAGAGTATTTTGTGAAGTCACTGGAAGCTTTTTCTAATATGCTTTTGAATAATAAATCTGCTTGTGCAGCTGCCCCAGAACCATAGTTAGCAGGTATTAAACCAAACTTACCAAAGTTACGTATTTTATCCATTTTTATAGAAGGGACATTATTCTCACTTACATTGAAGTACTCATTAGCTAATCCAATAAATCCAGTTCTTCTTTCAATGATT